TCGATATGCTCTGATGTGTCGAACCATAGGCGAAGTAGCTGAACGTCTGGGCTTGAACTTCTGCCCGTTACCGCCACCGATTAAATGATATTCCTTCTCTCCATTCCACTCTTGGTCGGCCCGATAATCTTTCTCTGTCTTGTGGCCTACGGCTACGCAGTCAAGGCAAGTGTAGCCGAGAGGCGAGCTAATCGCGCAGAGGGCGCGTTAGACGAAAGCAGGGGCTATGCAGAGAAGATGCGCGACCTGGCAGCGCAAGCGATTCAGGCTGCAAAGGAAAAGCACTTTCCCGTTGAGTCCCGAGGAGACTATGGGAACACCAACCTGACGCTACCGCAAGTTAGATACATCGCGCCCGAGGTGGCATTTTGTCCTAGATGCAACGTCTCAGTGCGCCACGATCCCGGTCAGTATCCGGTTCCCTGCCCTGCATGTTCGACGCTAATTGATCCTGTCTTAGACAACCCGCCCGAACTCTAAACAAATAAACAACTCGTCTGCGGTAGATTCATCTTTCACAGATGGGTAACGCTTTAGACATCGCGCTCAGGTCAAAACTGACTGGCGACACTGGCGCTGGCGGTGTAAATACCCTTGCCTCTGGAGGGATATTTCAAGGTGTCGCGCCGCGTACTATCTCAGGAACGCCCGTTGGCTATCCTCGTGTCTATTTTCAACAAATCACAGGCCGTCCGCTGTACTCGTTTCGATTAGCCGTAGCAACAAACTTTGTCTATCAGATCAAGGCGCTGGCAATAGACGCAAACACGGAAGGAGCGGTTGCGGCGGGAACGATTGACGAGCGAATCCAGGTTCTCTTAACCGACCCAACTCTGACGGGAGTGACTTTGCTTTATTGCCGGTTCCTGAGTGCAATTCCCCCGATGTACGAGTGGGACGAAACGGCAAGCCAAACGATCTATCACAAGGGCGGATACTACGAGGTCTGGTTAGCCTGAAAACGTAAGTTCTGGTTGTTTGTTATGGTGAGTTTTCATTTGTTCGGTAAGTGGTAAAACTTTTAATGGGGAGTGATGTATGGCCATAGCCGAAAACTCGGGGCCGTCTGTTCGGGTAGTGCAAGAACAGGGAGCGCCTTATCCGCAGATTCTCATTGAGAGTCCTAACAAAAGCAGCGGTAAGGATATCGCCCAGTTTTGTCGCAAGGTGGACATTCACTTGGCTTGTGACAGCGTGAACACCGTCGAGATCGAGGCTGTTAATCCAGCCCTAGACGTGTTGTCCGTGTTGGAAAAGTCCGTCGTGGTTCATATCCAAGAGTGCCCGTCGTGTGGCAAGCGAGACGAGAAACCAAATGCCTGAAAAGAAAGAATCAAAACCAAAGAAGTACATTGCAACCGTTGGACTCGACTTTGACGGCTTGAAAGACAAGCCACGAGTTGAAGCGGGCGAACCTGTTCCTGACGGCGTTGACGCAAAAGAGATCGCTCAGCTTTTGACTGACGGGCAGATAAAAGAAGCATGAGCAACAACGGACACGTACCCCAAGCTTTAATTGATGAATGGCGACGTGCGCAGGCGATCTCAGTGCCTTCCGATCTCAAGCGTTTGCCTGATGGTGAAGTGCCAAAGATCGTCGCGCTGATGTCTTGTCCACGCTTGGGGTGGACGGACAATTTCAAATGTGCTCAATCGGTCTTTATGTCTCTCGGAATCGGGCTACTAGTTGACTCCGGGGTCTTCTGGGGGCAAGGGCTTTCACGGCTAATGAAGCTCTGCGCTGATCGTGGAGTCGAGTTTGTAATCACGCTGGATTATGACTCGATATTCACAAAGGAACACGTTGCGCGGCTTTATCAGTTGATGCACGAATACCCTGACGTGGATGCGATTGTGCCAGTACAAGTAAAGCGCGAAAAGAACTCATCAATGTTTACGATGTGGGCGGACGGCGAAATGAGATTGGAAGTTAAGGCTCAAGAGTTTATGAAGCCTCTGACGCAGATCGCTACCGGGCACTTCGGACTGACAACTATCCGCACTGCATCATTAGCCAGATTGCATAAGCCGTGGTTTCAGGCCATGCCGGATGTCAACGGCGAATGGGAAGAAGGACACATAGATGAAGACATTTATTTCTGGCTTAACGGCATGTCGGCAGGGTGGAAAGTGTGTCTTGCAAATGAAGTGAGAATCGGCCACTTGCAGAGAATCATTACGTGGCCGAAACCTGATTTCACTCCACTGTTTCAATATATCAGTGGATGGCACGAGAGCGGACAGCCTGATATGCCGATGCCCCCTCTGCGTTCCGGGGGAATCGGCCCTCCCGCTAACAACTGGAATAATCCGTTGCTAAATTTGGCGAATGAGGTTGCCACTGAAGCAGAGTTGGAAGGGGTGCGAACATGAGCGTACTCACGGGAGTTTCACTCAAAGTCTTACTGAACCAGCACGATATTACTGGTTACTTTAGGAAGCTGGACATGGATTGTCAGGTTGGGATGTATGACACGACCGTCTTTGGTAGCACGTCTAAGGCGTTCATTCCCGGTCTTCGCTCGGGGACGATTGGACTTCAGGGGCTATTCGAGTCAGCCGCAACAACTAGTGCTCCTGATAATGTTTTTGCAGCGATTGAGGCGTCAGATACAGTGCCGCTTCTTAGTGTCTTTCCCGAGGGCTGGGCATTAGGTAAACGGGCCTATCTTTTACAGGCCCACGAAAGCAATCACAGCATCGGAGCAGAGATAGACGCTCTGATTCTTAACTCTGCTGAGTTTACCGATAACGATGGCTACGATCCTGGGGTTTCCCTTCATGCATTGACGGCAGAAACATCTTTACCTTTCACAGGAACGGCGGTAGATAACGGCGGGGCTACGACCAATGGCGGGGTTGCGTTCCTGCACACTTCAGCAATCGCAGGCGCATCACCTAACGCAGTAATCAAGATTCAACACGCCGCCGTTGCGACCTATGCGGACTTGGTTACGTTCGCTGCTGTGACTTCGCTGGCAACAGGTTTTCAGCGCGTGGTCGTCGCTGCGGGGACAACGGTAAACACAAATCTGAGGGCAACAATCACAGAGGGCGGGACGACTTCAAGCATTACTTCCGCAATCTCATTTGCAAGACGGTAGGAGGGTAATCACATGGCGGTCAAGACGGGACGCACGATGGTAATTTTGCTCGATAATTCATCGGGCACAACGGTAGACGTTTCAGGGTATGCAAATAAGATTGACTTCGGGTTTCCAGTAGACATGCTGGATACAACGGTCTTCGGATCGTCATCGAAGCAATTCATGCCGGGGTTTGTCGGCGGCGACGATATCGCTATCGGGTTTCGATACGATCCGACCATCGAAGCTCAGTTAGCTGGGATTAGCCCACTAACTACAACCTCGACTCTGATCATTTCACCCGAAGGCACTACCGCCGGAAACGTCAAGTACACCATTGAGACTTTCTTAATGGATTACAAAGTTGGGGCCGCGCCGGAAAGCATTGATGAGATCGCGGCGACGTTCCGCAAGACCGGCGCGTATACAAGAACTACGTGGTAAGGAGAGTTTTATGGATGACCTGTCTGTGTTGCTTGACGCGGCACAAACTACTACCTGTGAGTTTCTGGGCACTACGATAAACCTGGAGGTGTATACCGCTGGGGCGTCTCGGTTGACACATGAAGAAACGAGAAGCTGGCGAGAAGTCGCAGAGCGATTCGCTCCTGCTTCTGCGCGGGCCGTAGAGCTTGAGAAAAAAATAAAGGACTGCCAATCGTTAGTTGAGGCCAATCCCGACGATGGAGAGCAGAAAGCACGGCTCCAAAAACTACAAGCTGAATGGGACGGCCTTGACACTGGACCGGTCGAGCAGATGCGCGTCGTCTTGCCGCTGATGCTCAAAGAGTGGAGCTTGAATGGTGCGCCAATGAAGCGCAACGGTAAAGACTTTCCGCCAACGGCTGAGAATCTAATGACCGTACCTGATGGCTTACTTCTGGCTGTGGGTACGGCGGCGATGGCGGTGTGGTGCAACCCTACTACACCCGGGCTGGCATCTGGCTCGGGACAAACGGAGACCTCGGAGAACAACCAGACCGAGACTACTTTGCCTTAAAAGACCTGGCTGACGCGGCCCGGTGGCTCCACACTGATGCGCTGCTGCTCGCCAAAGAGTCTCCAGAATTTGTTGCTAAGTGTATCGGCTACGCGAAGGCTGAAAAGATTGGTGATAACTATGCCTTCAAGTTGCGTTGCCAGGAACCAAAAATCACCACCGATCAACTAACGGTAGATCTTCTCCGTAGGATGCTGCGAAATATGTAATGGCAGAAAATCTCTTCGACTTGGCAGCGCGCATCACCGCCGATACCAAAGACGCGGAACGCGCTCTCACGGCCACACAGCAAAAAGTCTTACAGCTCGCCAACGAATTCAAGAAAACTGAATCCACCGCATCTGCTGCCAACAAGAAGATAGCTTCCGATACCTCTCAAATGATGAGAGCAATCGAAGCGGAATCTAAGCGGATGTCGCAGCAACGAACCAGCGACACCTCTAAGATGATGAGGGCGATTGAGGCGGAGTCAAAGCGACTCAATCAAGCAAAGACCTCGATTGGATCAATAGGAGACGCTGGAGGCAAAGCAGACAAGACGCTTGCAGACCTTCACGCAAGAATGGCCGGGTTGCGGTCAGGCGTGGCCGATCTGAATGCAAAGAGCGCCGCGTTAACGAAAGGCACTTCAGCGGCAGGGAAGGTTGCACACGAAGCAGGCGTGGGATGGCGCAAGCTGTCTGAGGACATGCGCGCGGTGGGTTCTTCGGCCATAGTTGCTAACGGGCCGCTCGGAGGTGTTGCGGGGCGTCTGCAAGGACTAGCGTCTGAGGCGTCGAAGCTTGGCACGTTAGGCCCGGCGGGAATCGTTGTAGCAGGGCTGGCGGCGGCGGCAGCGGCGGGCATCGCTCTCAATACCGTCCTGTTTGGGCTGGCAAAAAGCTCATCCCAATACAGCGAGTCAATGAGCAAAGCCCAACTCAGCACAGGCTTGGCAAAGGAGGACTTGGGTGGTCTCAAGGTTATATCCGAAGAAACCGGGGACAGCTTACATGGTCTTATCAGCCTTGCGGCAAAACTTCAAACCTCAATCAGTAAGGGAATCACCGACCCTTCGGGCGATGCTGGAAAGGCGCTAAAGTTTCTTGGCCTTGCAACCGAGGACTTCAAAAAAGCCTCACCTGATCAGCAACTACAAAGAACAGCCAGGGCTTTACAAGAAGTCACGAACCAGGGCGACAAGAACCGTGCGTCGATGATTCTACTCGGGCGAAATTGGGCCGAGAGTGCTGACGGTATCGTTGACATTGGGCGGAGCTTTGATGTAGCGAGACAAAAAGCTGCGGACTTTGGGTTTGTTCTTACTGACTCAGACATGAAAGCGGCACACGACTTCACTGTAGCCATTGCCGACCTCGGGCTGATGTTGGAAGGGCTTGGTGGAAGGATTGGCAGCAAGGTCACGCCTGAGTTTCTGAAACTCATCAACAGCATTGGCGCGGCTCTGGGAGTGAACGCAAAGAATTGGGGAGAGTGGGGTGACGAGGTTGGGCGAGTGCTCGCCGGCGTCATCGCGGCGGAGGCTGAATGGGTAAGGCAGAACGGTGCGAATCTAGCGCAATCGACAAGGAATTTCATTGAAGCCACTAAGCCCATTGTCGATTTGATGCACGCTATTCAGCAAATCCCGCCAACTATAGTTTGGAACGTGCTGGTAAATATCAAGCAAGTTGGAGACTGGATGGCAGGCAGCGGCCAGTACGCATCCGGCGATCCCAGGGGCTTATGGCAGCATTTATTTAACCCAAAACAGCCTGGTATTCCCTGGGATCAGGGTGAATTTATCAGCCTCGGATCTACCGTGCCCGCCGCTGCAAAGGTCGTTCCGTCCCCTGCTCGGTTTCCCGGAGGCGGCGGTGGGGGAGGAGGCGGCGGCGGCGCCGATCCTGCAACAGCGGCAAAGCGCCTCGCTGAGCTAAGACTCCAAGCCGTCCTAATCGAACTCAAGCAAGAAGAGGACGCGAACAAACGGTCTCTTGATCGTCAATGGCAAACCTTCGACTCTTACTCCGAGCGTTACAACGCCACGGAAAACCGGAGACATAAAGCTGTCGTTGACGGGCTTGCGTTAGAGATGGCCGCAGCGGAGAAGGTGAAGGGTGCGCAGCAAAAACAGATTGCAATTCAGGAAATCAAAAACAAGCAAGCTCAAGAGGAATCAACTCACACTAAAAATAGTAACAAGGCTCTGGATGATCGAGCAAAACTTCTGGATCAATTGAACGACTTTATTAGTCAACAGACCCGAGAGATTGGCTACGCGAAGGCCGGGACGGATCAATATGAGAAGGCGATTCAAGAGCTTGCGGTTGCACTAGGAAAGCAAGGCGTTACCGCTGCGGAAATTGAATTCAAGTTAGCCTTGGCCCGAACGAACGCAGAAACCCAACGAGCAATCGATCTAACCAAAGCTCTCACCCGCGAACGTAGAGCAATAGCCGAACGTCCCCGTTTTGCTGAAGATAAGAACTTCCCGCAAAGCATCGGGATTGAAATGGACACCACTGATGCAACTCGCAGGCGTCGGGTTGATGCGGTTAGTGATGACACGCGAGAAAAGCTACGCGCCTTAGCGGATGACATAACCTCAACTTTGAATAGTGCAATTCATAAAGGATTCAAGGACGGAGTCGGGGAAGGTCTAAAAGAAATGGCGCTAGCATTTGGGCGAATGTTAGAAGACCTTGCAATGCAATGGCTTGCTAGTGAAATCTTTCGGATGCTGCAAGACGTGTTTAAGCCGAGCGGGGGCGGCGGCATTTTAAGTAAGATTATAGGCGTCGTGTTAGGCGGCATTGCCGGGGGCGTTGGTGGAAGCATCGGTGGCGGGGCCGGTTCAGGAACTACACCGATGGATTGGCCCGGCATTGGACAGATAGGAGGCCATGCAATGGGCGGCTTTATGCAGCCGGGCGAATGGAGCATGGTTGGCGAACGCGGCCCGGAACTTATCCGAGCAGGCAAGTCGGGCGCTTCGGTTATTCCCAATCACGCGCTAGGCGCTCCGAATGTGACGATCAACGTTTACGCTCGGGATGCCCAAAGCTTTACCAGCAGGGACACGCAACGTCAGGTTACACGCAAGTATCAGGATGCAATGCGGAAGGTCGCGCTTGAGGGCTAAGGACTGACTGACCGTTTCGGAATAAACGATCTCAGTAGGTCTATATCACCATCCGAAAGCTGGAGTTCCAGTCCGCTAAACCGCATTTCGACTCTCTTGCCCTTTAGTAGTTTTTCAAACTCAGAAAACGGAATCCCCACTCTTGCGGTTTGCGAACTTCCGATTTCGCGCCTGAATTCAAAAAGGGTCTCATCTGAGATGACATTTAGCTTGGCGGACTCGCTAAATGGAAACCATGCGTCACTGACCACAATGAAATCAAGATAGACACTGTCAGGCGGGACAATACGGTCTGCTCTGCCTTGATAGTGATAGAGGGCTTGCATGTTTACGCCTCGGTAGACTTTGAAGAACCGAGCAGTGACTGTGGTTCGATCCGTAAAGCGATCATAGTGAGACTCGATACGCGCTTGGGCTTGAATCCCGACAACAAGGGTGAGAATCAGCAGTAAGGTTTTCATGAGCTAAGACTGTATTCTCGTCGCTAGAGCCTTGTCAAACCATGCCTTGCCAGGCGATGCCGAGCCTTGCCGTGCCCCGCCTTGCGGAGACGAGCCTTGCCCCGCCGCGTTTACTCCCAAACTAACTCAAACGCACTGACCGGGCCGCTTTCTTGCGACTCTGAAACTCTACCGCAAAGGGAAATGAAAGTCAACCCCTTGCGGAAGGGTTTTCTGAGGCGTATAATCCGGGGCAAATGGGAACGCTTACGACGGAAGAGGCGGCAACGCAGCTTGGCGTCTCACAGCGCCGGGTTAGGCAATTAATAACCGAAAGCCGTCTCCCCGCCGAAAAGAAGGGCCGTGACTACCTCATAGACGAAAAAGACCTAAAACTGGTCAAAGACCGGAAGCCTGGGCGACCCAAAAAGCTTGCCAAACCGCGCGGTGAGAAATAGACTTTCGCCGTGCCTGAAGGTGAATATCCGTCAATCTATCCTACCCATGCCTCTATTGGCTTTCGGTGTCCTTTCTGCCAATCGCGCAAGGGTGTGGTTTCTTACCATGAAATCCCGACCTCTGGTTGGGTAATCTTCGTTGGATTGTTGATAGTGTGCTTCCCGCTATGTTGGGGTTGGGCTGTTAATGAAAGAACAACATACCCGCTGCGGTGAGTGCGCAATGAAACTAACCTAGATTCCTACCCGCCAAAACGTAAGTATCTAACTTCCCTTATCCTGAACCTTCACGGTCTGGAATTCTAAGGCACTAAGCATTCTTTGCTTTTGATTGTGTGGAGGTCTATTTGTGAGTTTCCATGACTACCCGTTTCCGTTGGAACTTTCGTCGTTGACTCCGAAGACAACTTGGAAAACACAAGTCACAGAGCTTGGCGGAGGCGGAGAACAAAGGGCCGGGCTGTTTGCCGACGCTCGCCGGAGATACAACGCAACCAATCCAACCTTAACCCTCGCGCAATATCGACAGATCGAAAGTCACTTTAACGCTCGCCGTGGGCAGTTGTTTTCTTTTCCTCTCTTAGATCGTAGTTCGTTTTCCGTCTCGAATGAAGGGCTGGGAACGGGCGGCGGAATAGGAAGCACGAATCAACTAACTCTCAATGCTGGCGATGCCGGGAACGCCTACAACCGGGAAATTTATTTACCGAAGACTGGGACGATTACAGTCCGCGCCAACACGGTAGCAAAAGCGGAGACGACGGATTGGACGCTTGCCTATAGCGGGTCAACGGGCGGGCTTCTAACTTGGGTTACAAGCGTCTCGGGGTTAACTCTTGATTGGTCGGGCCAGTTCTATGTGGCCGTTCGGTACGAAATTGACGAACTACCTGATTCAAAGCTTTTCCTCTGGCGAGAAGACAACACAGGGCTCGTTGAAGGGCCGGACATTCCCCTCATCGAAGTGCGCTATCCGGGAGAGTTTGCTTAATGCCAACAATACTCCGAGTCCCGGTAAATCATTCCGCGCCTTACGACGCCACGAGTCTTCCTGCGCACTTTGCCGGATCGTCGATCACACCTTGCGTTTGTGTACATGTAGTTAGTCCGATTGATTCAAGTGTGATTGGCGTAACTTCATGGTCGCAGAATCTTACAAGTGTTCCTGGCTATTCTGGCGTCACATTCAAATCCACATCCGGTATGTCGGCTTCAAATGTCGAGGCTCAGCAAGGGGCTTCACCAACAAATATGGAAGCTGACTTGTTTCTAATTACAGCCGGGATTACAGAAGCCGATGCGTTAGCCGGAAAGTGGAGTCGCGCGGAAACCACAGTTCTCTTATTGAACTACGAAGCCCTGGCAATGGGTCAGTACATAATTCAAAAGGGCGAGCTTGGTCAATTCGTGCAACGCGGGCAAATGGTTTCGACGGAGATCATGGGGTGGAACCAGAAACTTTCTCAGACTTACGGGATGGTCACGCGGACTGAGTGTATGCACACGTTCGGAGATGCACGTTGCACTCTCAATCTTTCGGCACTTGGGTATATCAAGACGGGGGCGATAAGCGCGGTCACGAGTCAAACCGTCTTCCGCGTCTCAAGTTTAATCGGAACCGGAGCTGATTACTTCGGAAACGGGGTCTTACAATTCACCTCTGGCGATAACAATAATTATTATTTTCATATAGACAGTTGGAACGACGTAACCGGCGAGTTTGCCTTGCGCACTCCGACGCCTTACTTGCCCGTCAACGGGAACACAATTTCAGCAACCAGAGGATGCCGGAAGCGGGCGAGCGATTGCGCGGCATTCTCAAACATACTTTCATTTGGAGGCGATCCATTCGTCCCTACGATAGAGGAGCTGTCTCGCATGCCCGTGCAGTGACGGAACGCGGAAGTCGAGAGTCTTAGTATGTTTTCTGCTATTACAAGATTTGCAAAGTGGCTGGATATTGGAAATGTCATTAGTTCCGCCTCGGGCCAGCGGGATAACGTGATCGGCGGCAAGCTTGGCAACCCGCAAGCATCCCACGCAACGCCCTCTGAATCTATCGCAGAGTTCGCGCCACTCCTGCTCTGTCCACTGACCGGGAGAGCTCATTCGCTTGGCTCGTATGCGCTGATGCAATGCGCGCAATTTGTCCGGATTGTCGCGTCTATATTGTTTGCCATATGCTGCGCGCCCCTTGCGGTAGCCTATGGGGTCGCGGGCAACCGTGCGCTCGTAGTAAGCCAAGAGTTTGTCTGGGTGCTGGCTTCGCCATTGGGCGTGGTATTTCTTCCGCCGCCGCTTTTGGGCGACTCGATCAAAGGCGCATTTTCTACACACAGACAGCGGTTGGCCTTCCATCGAAAATTCAGCGTTCGGCTTTTCAATCTTACATTTCAGACACAGCCTACGCGGTTTTCTTTTGGTTTTCGGATTGCCTCGTCGGCTCTTAAAGACACATTCTCGGCTGCAAAACTTCTGCCGAGCATGGCTTCGTTTTACTTCCGATTCTTTACCGCAGAATTGACACTTCACGGCCAGCCTATCGCGGGCACACTTCATAGAACAAAACCGAACCGAGTCTTTGCGGTAGGCGTGAACGAGAAACCTCAAGCTGCACCGCTCGCACGCAACTTCGACTCTTATATCGCGGCACTTATGACTGCAACTCTTAATGATGTCCGCGTGGCATTTAGGAACAGTGAATTCCTTCCCACAGTGAACGCAGTTCTTTGTTACAGCGGTAGAGTGTTCGCGCATGTGCGCAAACCCGCAAGCCCGCGAGCAAAACCGAATCTTATGAGCACGATCTGGTCGGGCACTAAACGACTTCCCGCATTGGTCGCAAGTCTTAGCGACAGTCTTCAGACCGCCCCTGACACAGCTACGGCACTGAATAGAAATAGCGCAGTCGAAGGATCGCGGCGGCTTACTTCTTTTACACGTGGCGCAAATTCTCTCTATACTTGGATCGGTCAAGGTGTGAACCTCCAGAGACTAGGTTTCGCTTTGGCAAGGCCCGTGCAATCGCTTCAACGGTTGTTCGGGCCGTTCTGTATTTTACCACAAAGGATGCCCGTTTAGTGACATTTGACCGCCAACAATTCGTTTCTGATATGCGCGAATTGGCTCAACAAGGTGTTGTCTTTAGACATCAGGGACAAGATCCGGCTACAGGTCTCGACTGTATAAATTACCCCCGCTGGGGAGTCCGAAAGCAGGGGATAGAACTGCCTCCCGATTTGGAAAGAGAGTTCGACGCCTACTCCGAGAATCCCGATGGATGGCGAATGATGGAGATTATGCGGCGATGGTTTCAGGAGTTTCCTGTTGCGGATAACACTCTGCCCCCAGAAGCCATGCCGGGAGACTTGCTTCAGTTGTACGTTAAGCGCAACCCGAAACATTTGGCGGTGATTGTAAATAGAGAACCGTTAATTGTTGTTGAAGCGTGGATGAGCGCAGACAAGAAGCAGGGAAAGGTAATTGAGTGGCCTTTAGATTTCCGCCGGCGGATCGCGGCGTGTTTCAGGATTCCTGACTTTGTTCGGAGGTTAACTTGATGCTGATTGTTATTGATTGTCAGTGTAAGTATCCAGCCGTAAATCTTATTGCTGGCGCGGTAGTTAAAGAAGTATTACGAGCGCGGAGTCGCAACGAGTGGGTCATGCTGGTTACCTTTGGGGGCCGAACGGTTAAGCGTATTACCAGGCATCTGCGCGGTTATCAAAAGGTCGTCAAGGTCAGTAAGGGTTACGATGATGGCAGTCCGGCAATTTTCGAGAGACTCTTCGCTTATCACTGGCGCACGAATAACAACCTCAACGTTAAGCACGTAGGTAGAGTGCGACACTTGCGCGTTGTTGGCGTTAACACTTCAGCTTGCGTTATGAAAACGGTAGACGGTCTCAGGCGGTTTGTGCGCGTAACTGTAGTTAAGAATGCGTGCGCTAACTCTGCTGACATGCGAGGTATGTCGCTACCGCCTGAAGTCCACCATCGTGGGGCACTGCGCCGGATGTCCAAATGGGCCAACGTGCGGGTTATATAGATGTGTAAATTGCTCTGCTTAATCAGAATAGCCATGCGACCGTTGCTTCGTGTTGTGGTCACGGGCGAAGACCGGGGAATATCGCGCTGGCGGACGGTAGGGAATTAATCATCGCCAAGGACTTCGCTGAGGCACGAACTATAGACGCCGTCTTTCCGAATTGCATTACATGATTACATGATTAAGAAACCTCTCAACTGGTTATTGTTCGGCTGGCTAATTGCCGGTACTCTTGATCTGTTTCTGCCTCATCCTCAAGTCTATCGAGCCGAACCAATATCGATGACCGCGATTTTGGTGTCTTTGGCGATCTCGGGTGCAATGACAGCCGGAACAATTGGTCTTGAATACTTACTCGCAAAAAGACAAAAGGCCACGCCGGTAGATAGAGGCAAACAAGATGATATTAGAATCTCGATCCCCGGCATTGGTGAGCAGATTATTTGGAGTCGAGGGATCGTAAGAGGTGCTCCGGTGTGGACGTGGCATACACCGATTGTTCACTCGACCGTTGTAACTCAAGGGCAAGGTGGAGGTAAAGGCCCGCCAAAGCCTCCTACTCCCCAAGTCACAGATCATATCTACACAAAGTCTGTTGGCGGGAAGTTTAATGACGGTGAGATTCAATCTGTTAGACGTATCTGGTTTAACTCAGAACTTGTTTGGAACACCGTTGCGGACACTCTTTCATCAACGAGGTATGAAGCCGAATCAGCGACTTTGGCAGGGACGGCAACGATTACGGCAGCGTCTTATGCTTCCGGCGGGGCCGGGGTCACTCTGCTAGGTAATGGGGCGGGGAACTATTGCGAGTTCTCCGTACCTATTACCGATACAGGTGATTATGACATTGCGTTTTTTTATCAGTCCGATTCGGCCACTTTGAATATGCAAGTCTGGTTGGACGGGGTAATCCAGGGATCGGTTTCGTGTCCGCCTTCTGGCGTTGGTTTGATTGCGATTCAAACTATTGGCCTGACGATCACGGCGGGAACGAGGGTAATTAGATTTGGAAACACTTCGGCAAGCTGTCCGAATCTTGACTGTATTGACGTGGTTCAAACCGTTTCGTTTGCGACAGGAACGAATACCGACAGGCGAGTATTCACTGAACTGATCGATCCGACGATGCTTGCCCCAACAGACGAAACAAAAGCATGGGCCTTTCACAATGCGCGACCTCTGGAGATCGGAGAGGATGGATTGCCACTACCCGGCACAACTACTCTCACTGCAAATCTAGCAAGGTGGGGAAGCCCGCAAATAAGAATCTATCGAGGGACGGCAGACCAGCCGGCAGATCCAGCAATCATCGCAGATAAGGGAGTCGATAATACTCCTGCGTGGAGGGGATTTGCCTACATTGTCATTGAAGGTATTCAACTACCAAACGGAGCTTTACCGAACGTTACAATCGAATGGGATCAAGGGACTTCCGCAGTCGATCAAATAGTCGAAGACCTCTATGCTTTGGCGAGCGTCGATAGCTCTAAGTTAGAACTGTCTGCTTTGGCAGGATTGACGATCACGGGAGTCATCCGCACTTCCCAAAAGGCAATCGGTGACACGCTGAAAGACCTACAAACTCGATTTCAATTCGACATGATCGAAGTTGATGGGATTGTCAAAGCTGTCCTTCGTAATCGAACAACTGTTGACGCAACGATTTCTTATACTGAGCTAAGAGCACACCCAAGCGGCTCGGAAATGCCGAATTGTGACGCGGTGATTAAAGATATCGACCCTCTCTTGCTACCTTACGAAGTCCAAGTTAACTATCTCGATCCAGGGAATGACTTTCACAATGGAATGCAGGCAGACAATAGAGCGTCCGGGCCTCAGACTGAACCTGTGTCTGTTTCGCTTGCTCTGGTAATGGACAAAGACGAGGCTAAAAAACTCGCATCGGCTCTGCTCTACAAACCCGACATGGAAGGGCGAGAATTCGAGATCATCAGCGGACCGAAATATAACCGAGTAATTCCCGGATCGATTCTCAGCCTTCAGTTGTTGAATACGACTCACACAGTTCGAGTTGCTGACGCCAAATACTCACTTCCCGCAGGCCCATGCACGTTTCAATGCGTTCGACAAGCCCCGAGTCTCTATTCACCTACTGGTTTTGGCTCTATATCAGGCCGTGAAGACCCTATTGCGGGATTTCCGTCTAACACCAGGGGAATCATTCTTGATGGCCCCTTGTTCAGGCGAGAAGATTCCGGCGATGGCGGCGACGTGGTTGTTTATATTGGAATGTGCGGGATTGGTGGAGGAGCATGGCCGGGCGGATATTGGTACGAGGAGTCGCCTTTTGGCTCGGGAAATTATATCTTTATCACAGCAGCGAACACGCCATCGTCTATTGGGGTGACAAGCGGAACGGCATTGCCCTCAGTGGCCGATGTAGCGGCTTGGGATACCACGTCGTCTCTAGTCCTGAACTTCTACCACGATCCGTTGCTGTCAAGTGCATCAGAGGCGGACGTTGAGGCGAACGAGAATCTTAATTTGATTGCTATTAAGAATCCGAGTTCTGATTTAGTTGAGGTGATACAGTTTCGCACCGTCACCCCAAACACACCAGCGTCCCCGTTTGTTGCTAAATACACAATCAGCAATCTTCTAAGAGGAAGATTCCAGACTCACAACAACGTAGGAGCGCACACAACGGCGGACGAGATCGTGGTGGTTGATAATACGCTCAAGCCACGAAGGTTCCCTGTGTCGGTTATTGGCTTATGAAACTCACAACTGGTTTAGTCCTATGCTTGATCCTTGCAGGATGTAGTGGGGGTTATATGAATGTAAAGTTTATTACCAGCGGGCAGTCGCCGGATAACGCTACAGTGATCCCGTTTGTCTTACACGGGTACAGCTTGTCTCCTGACGCCCCAACAGACTCAACAGGGGTGCGCGACAGTTCTCTCGATTGGCGGCTTGCGGTAGTTGGGCATCCAAAGGAATACCAAAAGCCAGAGACCTACATCGCTCGCATCCGTCGCCCTTCTGACGATGCAATCATGCGAGATATTCCTGTAACACCGGGAATTCAAATGGCGGCTATTTTTACTGGCTTAACGGGTTCGGCTTCTATCAATAACAACAATCTTTATGGAACCAACGATCTGGCGGGCGGGAGCGTCCGAACTGTTCAGGAAATAAAGAACACCGGCACTGTAATCAACGCCGCTCTATCAGTTCCCAACGTCAACGATTCTGTTGGTTTCCAATTGGGCGGTACGAAGTGGGAACTGGGCGCTATCTATCTGAGCAGCACAGAGGTGGACATCTACTACCGAGACTGGTCAGCAGGATCGGCAACGCATGTACACATTCCGGCAGTAGGCGGCGTGGCCTACGTTCGCATTGTTTCAGTTGGCTCAGAGCTAAGGCTGTATTTCGCTGGGTCGCCGATCACCGCAACTCGCCCGCCCGATGCGATTCTCAGTGACGTGCCTGACTTTCCCAGCCCCTCATATCTGTATGCGAGTATCATCGGCGACACATGCAAAGCAGAGAACGTAACAATTGGAGGCATGGACGATCCACAAACGATTTATACGTTGGAGCAACAGACAATTGACAACGGCTCCGGCATGACAACGATAGATGTTGAGTGGTGGCAAGCATCGCCAATTCCCGGTGTGCAGGGATTTACAATTAGACAGATATTCCCATAATGGCAACTACTCCAAACAGAGGCTATCCGATTATTGATACAAGCCCGGCAGCGGCGCATGATCCGTTGCCGCAGATTCGTGATTTTCAGATGGCGGTTGATGCGGACGTGCAAGACGTGGAAGACGCGGCGGGCGTTTCGCCGCTCACAACCAAAGGCGATCTTTATGGCTTTTCAACTGTTAACGCTCGTGTTCCTATCGGCACGAACGGACAAGTTCTAACCGCAGACAGCACTCAAACATTAGGATTGAAATGGGCCAATCCCGCCGGTGGCGGTGATGCCCTTACCGCCAGTCCGCTTTCACAATTTGCTGCTACAACTTCAGCTCAACTTGCCGGAGTGATATCCGACGAAACAGGCTCGGGCCTGTTGGTCTTTGCAACTTCGCCAACTCTGACAACTCCTGTGCTCGGCGTTGCTTCTGCAACCTCAATCAATAAAGTTTCAATTACCGTGCCAGCAACCAGCGCAACGTTGACCATTGACGATGGTTTTACGCTTCACGTGACAGGGAACGTCACTGCGCTTTCTGGTAGCCACACAGGAACCAATACAGGCGACAATGCGGTCAACAGTCTCTACTCAGGTCTTGTTAGTAACGCAACCCACACGGGCGATGCTACCGGGGCCACAGTCTTAACTCTGGCAACGGTGAATTCAAATATCGGCACGTTCGGATCGGCAACCCAAGCCGTACAGGTAACAGTCAACGCGAAAGGTTTAGTCACGGCAGCAGCTAACGTGACGGTCACGCCAGCAGTCGGAAGTATTACCGGACTTGGAACGGGTGTCGCCACTTTTCTCGCTACTCCATCAAGCGCAAACCTATTAGCAGCGGTAACGGATGAAACCGGATCGGGTGCGCTGGTATTTGGTACTTCTCCAAGTCTTGTGACGCCCGATATAGGAGCAGCGCTGGGCGCTTCTCTTTCAGTTACTACGACTATAACTACGTCACGATCAGCCGGGCCAAGCTCTACAGTTGATGGATTTATCCTCTCAAACCCTGACGCAGCAATTTCCGGCGCACAAAGATGGAGTCCACGCGCCAGGTTTACCGGACAGGGATGGAAAACCGACGCGACTGCGGCAAGTCAAACTGTGGATTTTATAAATGAACTTCAAACCGTAGAAGGCACGGCAGCGCCTTCCGGCTGGCTTGTGTGGTCATCGCAGATCAATGGCGGCGGCTATACCAGTCGGATGTACTTGAAGACCGATGGGACATTAACGATTACCGGAACGTATCCAACAGACGGATACTTGAGAGTAGGTAGATACACCGAAACCGTAGATTTCGCGGGCGCGGGAATGGCGATCAATGCCGGATTTGACTCTACAAATAATCGTGATGCCTATGGATGTTATTTTGAGGCGGGTGATACATCATCCTCTGGTACGACAGCTTTGTTAATAGGAGTTTATGGTGCTGGTAGGACTCATGCGAATTCAGCTACTACAACTCGTGTTATTGGCGTTCAAGGGTTTGGGATCATTCACAACTCACCAAGTACGGATCGTGGCTACGGAGTTAGGGCTTTAGTATCGGTAAGTTCTTCTACAATCAACACTTTTTTGAGCGGGGTTTATTCTAGCGTTGCTCTTTCTAATGTTAATACTATCCCTCTTTCTAATAACTTCAGGGGGGAGCATGTAGTCACTACAGGCACAGTCACAGTGGTTAGGGGTTTGGACTTTTCTGGATGGTCTGTTTCTGGCGGCGGTGCTGTTACTACATCCTACGGAATCTATATGGATTCCAGCATCGACATAGGAGCAACTAAGTATGCTATTTATTCTCTATCTGCTTCACCGTCACTACTGAGTGGTAACCTAACGGTTACAAATGCCGCGCCAGCAATCAACC